CCTGCTGACCTCAATCTCTCAGCACGTTCCGTCGACCACGATCATCCACTTCTTGCAAGAGTGGAAGGATGTGACGTGGATCGATACGCCCCGGGTCTATGAGGGTACGTCGGTCACGATCAATGGTGTGATGGTCGGATTCACGAAGGATCCCTATCGCTTGGTCACTGCACTGCGAAAGGCAAAGCAGACTCGCCGTCTGCACCCCCACATCTCGATTGCTTGGTATACGCTGATGAATGGCATCTCCATTGAGACGGATGGTGGTCGATGTGTGCGCCCAGTGTTTCGCGCCGGAGCCTCTCCTCCGAAGGACACCTCCAGCTGGAACGAGTGGTGTACATCAAGCATTGATTACATCGACTCCTCCGAGACAGAGACACTCCGGATTGCAACAAGCCTCGATCAAATGACAAGTTCCCATACCCACTACGAGGTCCATCCATCCTTGATCGTGGGTCACATGGCGTCAACGATCCCTCTGTCGGATCACAATCAGTCACCTCGTAATACCTACCAGTCAGCCATGGGTAAGCAGGCGATGTGCGTGTACGCGGGGAACTTTGCCAAGCGCCTGGACAAGAATGCCTATGTGCTCTGTTCCATCGCTCGTCCGATTGTGGAGACACGCGCCATGAACATCCTGAAGATGCATGAGATGCCGTTTGGAATGAATGCCATTGTGGCCATTGCTTGCTACGGCGGATACAACCAGGAGGACTCGGTGATCCTGAACAAGTCTGCAGTCCAGCGTGGATTCTTCCGCGGTCTGTATTACGGCATGTACAAGGACGAGGAGCACCGGAACGTGACCTCGGGTCGTGAGGAGAAGTTCATGAAACCTCAGAAGCACAATACTCGCAAGTACAAGAACACCAGCTACGCAGCCGTGTCGGACAATGGGCTCCCAATCATCAACTCGGTGATCAATGAGAACGATGTCATCATCGGCAAGGTGGTGAACTTGCGAAACGATGCGGCGGGGTATGCATTCCGAGATGCGTCCACCACCCACAAGAACTCCGAGCAGTGCCGTATCGACGGCGTGTGGCAGGACAAGAACTCGGATGGCTACCCGTTTATTAAGGTGCGCACAGTGTCGGAGCGTATCCCTCAGATTGGAGACAAGGTGTCCTCTCGCCACGGTCAGAAGGGGACGATTGGTATGATGATGGACGAGGAGGATATGCCCTTCACGGCCACGGGTCTGCGTCCGGACATCATCATGAACCCCCACGCTGTCCCGTCCCGTATGACGATTGCTCAGTTGATGGAGAACATCTTCGGCAAGATCGGTGTGCGCAAGGGAACGCTGGGCGATGGCACGCCGTATTCCCACCTCAAGGTGGAGGATCTGAAGAAACACATGGTGGACATGGGCATGCACCCCTACGGAAACGAGATCCTGTACAACGGTCAGACGGGTGAGATGATGCAGGCTGAGATCTTCATGGGTCCGACGTTCTACCAACGCCTGAAGCACATGGTGATTGATAAGAAGCATTCTCGTGCGCGCGGTCCGATCGTGAGCCTGACTCGTCAGCCGTGCGAGGGGAGGTCCCGTGATGGTGGACTGCGTGTGGGTGAGATGGAGCGCGATTGTATGCTGTCACACGGCATCTCGGTGTTTACCAAGGAGCGTCTGATGGATGTTTCCGACCCGTTCAAGACGGGACTCTGCAAGACCTGTGGCACGCTTGCCGTGGTCAATCCGGTGGAGGGAATCTACTCGTGCGGTGCGTGTGGCAACAAGACGGACTTTGTCATGAAGACCATCCCGTACGCCATGAAGTTGTGGATGCAGGAGCTCGAGGCGATGCACATCACCCCGAAGCTGATCTTAGAGTAGAACGACGGCGCCGTCTTCCACCCATCGCTCCCATAATTGGATTAAAAACAGCTTCGGCATTCTGCACCACAACTTTAGGGTCTGAACACCACACTCGGTATCCTACATCATCGCACATGCTATTTGAATACACATCATATTTGCTAAACTGACGCTTAGGGGCGCCACTGGTTTCGCGCCAGTAATCACTGTTAAACGCATCGCACGAATGGTCTTGAAATCGCTGAAGATACTCGTCCATGATCAATGTCATTTGTGCCTTGTCGCGACGGGCACATGCTGTGCGGAACTCATTGTCCGTGCGGATTGTATCCATAATCCATCGTATCTGGAGGTTTGCTTGTCTATCTTCTGTTGCCGTCCACACGAGTCCAGACCACATGGATTGCTTTGCTTTTTCATCTCGTACGAACTGGCGCAAGAGTGTACCCGAGTTGGTCAGACACATCGATCCGTTTGGATTATCAATAATATACTTCAGAAGCACGGGCCGAATCAGAGAAGTAAGACGCTTAAACCAAAGGCTCACACCGGCCTTGCATCTTGCGAATGCCGCAGCATCACTGCCTCCTCTTTGCCGCTGCGTAGCTCGTCGCCCCATTGTGTGTTATCTGATATTTTAACGCTTACGTCGAGTGCTCCTTAGACATATCTGCTAGATTCTCAGAGGACGGGGACTTCGGCATCTCCGCCCGCTTTCTCATGACACATCCATAGACCCCAAAGATGCCGACGAGCAAAAATCCAACAAGAAGTCCAATAGACACAGGCTCCATTTTTTACTTCTCGCGTTCATCCTGAAAGTTTCTCTCACCCTTTAAACAAAATGTCTACGCTTTCTCCTGCCTCTGCCACAGGTGGTCGCCGTCACACTCGCCGCCATGGTCCCTCCGCCAAGGCGCTCAAGCGCGTTCTCAAGTCTCACGGTCTGAAGTCGAGCGGCAAGAAGGCGACGCTCCGTGCCCGTGCCAAGAAGGCGCACCTCCTCTCCAAGGCGTAAGCCCACCTAAAGTCTATCCAATAAATAATGCTCAAAACACGACGCAAAGACACCAAACTCGCAAAGGCGAGACGTGTGTTTGCGAAAGACAGAGGCGGCGACCTGCCTCCTGACACGGATGCCAACGACCTCCTTGAGCGTAAGAAACACCTGCGTCACGTAGAACCGGTCTCGCCTCGGGATGTATTTGGAAGGAAGATAGGTGCGCGTCGCCACAGGACGCGTCGCCTTCGTCGATAAATATTTTTTCCCAGTTAGTATCATACAATCAATATGGGTGGTGGTCTTCTTCAGCTCGTCAGCTATGGTGCGCAGGACATCTACATCAGCGGCAACCCCCAGATCACGTTCTGGAAGGTGCTGTACAAGCGTCATACCAACTTCGCGATGGAGTCCATTGAGGTGACGTTCAACGGACAGGCCGACTTCAACAAGCGCGTGACGGCCGTGATCAACCGTAACGCCGACCTGATGTACCGCACGTATGTGCAGGTGGTTCTCCCGGCGGTCGAGCTCAGCGGCACCTCGACGCTGAACCGCTTCCGCTGGCTGTCGTACATCGGACACCGTCTCATCAAGACGGTGGAGCTCGAGATTGGTGGCCAGCGCATCGACCGTCAGTACGGTGACTGGATGCAGATCTGGACCCAGCTGTCCCAGGACCAGGGCACGATTGAGGCGCTCAACGACATGCTCGGACACACGCACGACCTGGTGCTGATGAAGGACCGTCGTGGTTACGCGCTGGATGCCTCGTGCGCTGGCGCTGAGCTGACGAACACGTGCGCCCCCCGTGCCGGCACCCCGGCGCGCACGCTGTACATCCCGCTCCAGTTCTGGTTCTGCCGCAACCCGGGTCTGGCGATCCCCCTGATCGCGCTCCAGTACCACGAGGTGCGCATCAACATCGAGTTCGAGCAGTGGATCAACTGCACGTACTACGAGCTCCTGACGGGCACGCTGCCCACGAGCATCCAGTCGCTCACGGCCGCGTCGCTGTACATCGACTACATCTACCTGGACACGGAGGAGCGTCGCCGCTTCGCCCAGCAGACGCACGAGTACCTGATTGAGCAGCTCCAGTTCACGGGTGCCGAGGCGATCACGTCGAGCTCGAACAAGATCCAGCTCAACTTCAACCACCCGGTCAAGGAGCTCGTGTGGGTCGTCCAGCGCGACTCCTTCGTGGACTGCACGCCCAACCAGTCGTTCATCACGGAGGTCAACGGATGCCAGCCCTTCAACTACACGGATGACTTCAGCACGGAGGGTATCGTGATGGACGTCCTCGCCCGCGGCTCGCTCGCGACGGGTGGACTCACGGGAGCGGTTCCCACTGTTTCCGGCGACGGTCCTTCGGGCCCGTACTTCCTGGGCGGTCTTGGACAGCCTGGAGTTGGCCCGTCGCTCAACGGCGCCAGCTGGCTCGACACCAACACGGGCAACGACCAGGCAATCGTCTTCGAGGACACGACGAACTACCTACTCGCGAAGGTCATCCTCCAGTCCGGTGTGCGTTGCGAGGGCAAGAACCCGGTGGAGGTTGCCAAGCTGCAGCTCAACGGTCAGGACCGCTTCACGGAGCGCGAGGGACGTTACTTCTCCCGCGTGCAGCCGTACCAGCACCACAGCCGCACGCCGACCCAGGGTATCAACGTGTACTCGTTTGCCCTGAAGCCGGAGGAGCACCAGCCGTCGGGCACCTGCAACTTCTCGCGTATCGACAAGGCCACGCTCCAGCTGACGGTGTCCGTGAACACGGTGCGCTCGGGTCGTACGGCTCAGGTGCGCGTCTACGCGGTGAACTACAACGTGCTGCGCGTCATGTCCGGCATGGGCGGTCTTGCGTACTCCAACTAGAGACAGCCGTGTGCTCTCCAAGAAAACAGCCAAGAAATCAAAAACACAAATGCGCCTGGAATCCCAGGTAGATTTGTGGTGTAGTTATAAATGTTTAGAGGGCAGGCTGAACAGGATAAGTTCGTTCTTACAGTCTTAGACAACAGGCGCAATGGAACGTTCGTGGAGATAGGCTCGTGCCACCCAATCAATATCAATAATTCATTTCTGCTCGAAAGCAGCTATGGTTGGAATGGAATTATGATAGAGATTGACAACGCATACCTCCCGCTGTATAGGGCACATCGTCCCAATAGCGTTCATGTGATTCAAGATGCGACAACAATTAACTACAGCCAGTTATTCCAGACAAGCAATATGCCCAATTCGATTGACTACCTGCAAATTGACCTACTTGTAGAGAATAGATCTACATTGGCTACTCTGGAAAAACTGAATAATGAAGTCTTTGATGCGTATACATTTGCAACAGTGACGTTTGAACACGACATCTATAGAGGTAATTATTTTGATACGAGGGCAAAGTCACGGGAGATTTTTGCCGCACGTGGTTATGTCCGTGTGTTTAGTGATATTTCAAATGAATCAAACTCGTTCGAGGATTGGTATGTTCATCCAACATTGGTTAACATGGACTATGTTACAAAGTTGATGGAAGCAAATGGTAGCAACCCTATCAACTGGAATCGGATTAAGTATCCTCAGAAATAGAGATGATAGTTTGAGTTTACAGCATTTGTAGGGCAGGTCAAAGGAACCTCCTGATCTATGAGCACTTTCTTTCCTATATCAAAAATCTTCACGTGATTCCAAAGCAGAAACCCGTTACGGCACTTAGGAAAAAGAGTCCTTAGATAGTTCTGTTGTATTTGAGGGTGTACTTCAGAAAAACAGTAGTTGCTAACCAGGAAGTTATCATTACCTTTGACATTGCTACCATACGTGGATGCACTCTCAAAGTAGATTGGGAATGAAGTCGTGTGGTGTGATAGATAGAGTTTCTGGAAACTCAGAGGATCATCCAAATCAATCATCGTATAGGATTTGACGGTAACTCCAAACATAGAGCTAAATGTATCAATAGCAAGAGCCAAACCACCATATCCACAACCAACTTCGACCATAGAAGGCGTCAGATTCTTAACGCGAACACAATGACTCAAAATAAGAAGGGCATGACATATATACCGCAGTGAACTTGGTGATAACAACATACCGTCAATTGAAGATAGCTTAGGAGATCCAATTTGATCATTCTTTTTACAGAACGAGAGAATAGCATCTCGGCTTACTCCATGTGAATGCAGTATTGATTCATAATACTTCTTGCCTAGCTCAGGGCTTACATGCTCAAGAATTCCTTGATAGACTGGGTTTCCTTTGAAGTTTGATAGATCGTTTGACTTCACAATACTGCGAATGTATTCACAATAGGTTTGATACATAGGTTCTATGATGTTAGCCATTGATCTCTATTATTGACAAACATGTAGACTCTTTATACGCATCGAAAAATCAGTACATACACCAAGACAGACTCC